AAGACATTGCAATGGAGATTGTTCAGAAGTATTTCGAAGCACAGTCTGATGCTAGAGTCAAGAAAGCAGCAGAAAATCTTAAAGCAGCAGAGAAGCAATATAGAGCTGATGTTCGTAAGAGATACCAGGAAAGATATGACGAAGCTAAGAAGAAACTTTCAAGGTCAGCAGCATTTGACGAGTACAACAAGAAACTGCTTGACATGAAAGCTAGATCCAAAGACAGAATGACATCATACAAGGATCGTCAGAATGCTAAAGCTCAGAAGAAACAGATTGCTAAGATTGTAAAAGATATTATAACCAGGATTACTAATCCTACAGAAAATAAACATGTACCATCAAAACTTGCTGAGCCACTTGCACAGTTTATACAGTGTTTGGATTTTGTTGAGCCAGAAGTAAGATATGATAAAAAGAGTGGAGAGTATTATATCATTGATTATACGAAGAAGGTTGATGGTCATTATGGAAGAATCACTGGTAGCACTTCTACAGAAGCATTAGAAAATTTCTACGATAACCTCAATAATGGTAAAGGTTCTAGAAATCAGCTTAGCTGGTATTCAAGCATGATGGAGTTACAGAAACTGTTTAACCAGTCAGCTAACCTTGAGGAAAATCTTGGTGATGTAATCAATCTATTAGATGCAACTATGGGTGATCAGCTTAATGATTTACTTGATAGAAATAAGTATGTAATTAATGTTAAAAACTTAAATACAAATGATCTTATTACAATCAAGAATGCACTTAAGAATATAGCTCATGCTATTAACCTTCAAAACAAAGCATTCACAATGAAGGAAGAGATTCCTATAATAGCTCATGGCATTCAGAATACTGCTGAACAGTTGAAGACTAAGGATCATACATGGTTGAGAAATAAACTTCATACAATTGCAGTTATGAATATGATGACTCCAGAAACCTATTTCACATTGCTTGGAAAAGAAGGTAGAGGAATCTATACATCATTTGAAAGAGCATTTGAGAAAAAGATTGGTTATGTTCATCAGACAGAAAAGTTTATGTCTGAATTGCTAGGTGATACAAAAGCAAGAGACATAAGATCATGGAGAAATGATATCAAAACAATTCCTACATCAGAGGGAAATATCAAGATGTCTGTGGCACATATCATGACACTGTACGAGCTTAGCAAGAGAAACCAGGCAATGCTTCATATGCCAGGTGGTATCGAAGTAGAGAAGATTGTAGAAGGTATCAACAGACTTGAGATAAATCAGAACAAAGGCATTCACCTTAGTCCATCAGAGTTATCTGCAATATTTAGTACACTTACAGATGAGCAGAAGAGAATAGCTGATGGTATGCAACAATACATGGCTAATGAGTGTGGTTCGTGGGGTAATGAAGCTTCATTACTTATGTATGACTTTGAGAAGTTCCTTGATCCAAATTATTTCCCAATCACTACTGATAGTGATACAAATAAGAGTACCGATACTGAAGGAAACTTACAGTTGTTAAATGGTATTGAGAGAATGGGATTCACAAAGGCAGTTAATAAGAATGCTAATAATCCTATCGTAATCAAAGATATTTTCAGTGTGTTCACAGAACACTCAACGAACATGGCAGCATATGCTTCTTATGCACCAGTTATCAAAGATGCTTTGAGAGTTTACAACTATAAAGATGTCGAGAATGATGGTGACAATAAGAATTTCATTCCAGTTAAGAAAGCTCTTAATGAATGTATGGGAAGAACAGACAGTGCTGGAAAACAGTACTTCGATAAATTCATAAGAGATATCAATGGTAATGAAAGAGTTGATAAAATCAAAGATAAAGGTGAGTGGATTGTTGGTAATTTCAAGGCTGCAGCAGTTGGAGCTAACGTGCGAGTAGTTGTTCAGCAGCCTACTGCATACATTAGAGCAGCATCGATCATTAAACCACAGTACCTTATAGCAGCTACACCTAAAGCATTTATTCATGATATGGAAAAGCTGAAAGATAGCAATGAATTGATTTACTGGAAATCTCAAGGGTATTATGAGTCAAGCATGGGAAAGAACATCGAGAACATTGTTCTTGGTACTGACAGTGCGAGAGACAGATTGATTGAAGCTTCAATGTGGCTTGCTGGTAAAGCTGATGATATGACATGGGCATGTTTATACAATGCTTGCGAGAGACAAGTCAAAGCTGAGAATAATAACCTTAGTGATGAAGAAATGAAGAACAAGGTCAATGAGCTTTTCTCAGAAGTAATTCATCAGACTCAAGTAGTTGATTCAACACTTATGAAGTCACCTTGGCAGAGAAGCAAAGATGGCAAAGATAATATGATGAATGCTTTCATGGCTGAACCAATTAAGTCATACAATATGGCATTGAAGTCATTGATTCAGTTGTCAAGAAAAGAGATATCTCCTAAACAAGCAATGGGAGTACTTGGAGCACTTTTGGCAACAGATATGGTTAATGCATTAGCACAAGCATTTGTCGATGCAATTAGACACAGAGACGATGATGATGAATATCTAGAACAAGTCCTTAATTATTGGGTACAAAATCTTGCTGAGAATGTCATTCCATTTAATCGAATTCCATTTGTCAAAGATGTGTTTGATCAGTTGTGGAAATCTATTAAGGGAGAAAATACTTATGGTTCATCAAGTGGACAGTTATACGAGTACGCAGCTTTAGAATCATTTTCAAATGCTTTGTTATCGTGGAAGAAGAAATTTGATGGAACATACAATAAGACAAATTATGCATTTTATATGGATAATGCAAAGGCACTTTCTCAGATTATTGGTATTCCAATTTATAACTTCTCAAGAGACGCAGTAGCACTTTGGAATATGTTCTCTGATGATAAGCTTGTTATGACTTCAGAAAAGCCTATGGATAAGTACAACATAGCTATCAGTGCTTTGGATAAGGAAAGATCAGATGAGTATCTTAACGAAGCAGTTAAGAAGATAATGGAAGAAGATGGTACTCTTAAGAAGTTTGAAAGCAAACTTGTATCAGAGTACAAGCAAGATTATCTCGATGCTTTGGAAAATGATGACAGAATATCTGACGAGCTATTTGAAAAAGCAGTAAGAGGTTATATGGCAATGGGACTTAGCAGAACAGATGCTGAGTCAGAAGTTGAATCCTGGACAGATGTTAAGATTGGTTACAGTGATATGGATAAGTCAATTGAATCTGGTGATGGAATTGATCTTGCTACAAAGATTGTTATGGAGAATAAGGAAGTCGATAAGATCCTTGACCACATCTATAACAGTTATGGAGCTACAATAGAATTCAACAGAGCTAAGGGTTACAATTCTTCAATTGAAGAGAATGTAAACAGAGCACTTAACCAGGTAGCTGGAATGGATTATGACGGATTAGTTCAGTACATTGAGAACAAGGAAGCTGAGAAGGAAGCTAAGGCTATAAAAGCTGCAGAGAATAAAGCTGCAGCAGAAGCTAAGGCAGAGATTAAGAAAGGTATAACTGATACTGTTTCATTAGGAACAGACTATAAGAAAGCAGTAAGTGACGCAGTTAAATCTGGAATGGATTATTCAGACATTAAGTCGGCACTGACATCAGAGTATAAAGAGCAAGTAGTAAATGCTTATAAGTCTGGTAATAGGTCAAGTGTAACATCAACCATTAACAGAATAGTAACAGTCAAAGCATACTGTGATAGACAAGCTGGTCTCAAGATTGCAAAGAAGTACAATGGTGACTACGAAGCATATGAAAGAGATCATTTAATGGAATGGTTTAAGTAGAAACAACGAAAGGGTGTCCTATAAATTAGGGCATCCTTTTTTGTATTCTAGACTTTGAAAGGAGTTATAAAACATGAATGTACAGTACGATCTTGTAGTCGATTTTGCAAGACCAAGCAAGTCGAATACGATTATAGTTTCAGAATATGATGATAAGACAAGAGTGTGTCATTTCACTCTTCTGAATGATAAGCAGCCATTCTCTATGGCAGAGGTATCAACTGCTTATATTACTGGTAGAAAACCAGATGGTAGTGCTATCGTCATCGGTGATAGAGAGCATATCAGAATCCTTGAAGATGGCAATGGAAATAAAATAAATGAGATTGAGTACACAATCACTAAAGAGATTACTAATGATGTTGGTAATATAACCATGCAGCTCACACTGGAAGGTGGAGACGCAAAGAGAATTACATCTTTTGACTTCTACATATTAGTAAGAAATGGTTTGTACAGTGAAGATGATATGACTGATCCAGATACAGTCCAGGGATTCAGAGATTTACTTTCACAGTCCCAGGCAGTACTTGCTAAGTTGGAACAGTATACAGAGGAAGCAACAAGACCAAATCCATTCCCAATCAGCATCACTGTAGAAGATGATACAGTTAACTATACTGGTGTTGAACCAGCAACAGTAATAATTAAAGATGTTGCATATATCAGTAATGAAGATGGAGACATAGCAATTGATGTTGATATCCTGGAAGCATCATCTGTTGAGCAGTGTAGAGTATATGCAGAGACATGTGCCGATGCAAAGGTAATTGCAGAGGAAGCAATTGATGCCACAAGAGATATCGGCATGATTGCTACAAAGGTTAGCGAAGATGCTGAGAAGACAGAAGCTCATAGCCTGGAAGCAGAAGGTTGGGCAATTGGTCAGCAGAATGGTGAAGATGTTGAGATTGGTTCGCCATACTACCACAACAATGCAAAGTACTGGTCAGAAGCAGCTAAGGGTGATATCGAGCTTGACTGGAATGGAATTGATAATAAGCCATTTAACGCATTGGGAGAAGGTTTCGATGTAGAGAACAATGTTCTTGAATCATTATCTGATGCAAAGGTTAAGACCAACATTGCTGGTATTGATAACCAGGCAGCACTTAACCAGAGTTTGTATAACAGAGTTGGAAACCTTGAGAATGATAAACAGAACAAGCTTACAGAAGGTACTGGTATCAAGATTGAGAATGATGTCATATCTGTTACTGAATCAAGCACAGATGTTTCATGGACTCAGTCGCAGACCACTGGAACAAAGGTAGCAAGCATTAGTATTGATGGAGAATCCCAGGATGTATTCGTTCCAACAGTTCCAACACAATTGTCACAGTTGGCAACAGATTCAACTCACAGAGTTGTAACAGATACAGAAAAGGCTTTATGGAATAGCAAGTCTGATTTTAATGGATCATATAACTCATTAATTGATAAGCCTACTATCCCAAGTGCTTTGAGTCAGTTAACTGCAGATGCAAATCACAGAACTGTAACAGATGCTCAAATTGCTCAGTGGAATGAAGGTGGTAGTGGTGGTGCAACTAAGCTGAATGATTTAATTGATGTTAATCTGTCTTCTAGAAATGCAAATGATATCTTATGCTACCAGGTAGATGCTGGACTAGGATACTGGACAAATAAACAGAATAATCCATCAGCAATGAATGCAGAAATACATATTCCAGGTCACGCATATTACGAAGGAACACTGCAAAGTTGCTTAGATGGTATGTGTGAACATATTGGTACACTTGAAGATGGTGCGATGCAGTATGGAACATCAGCAGATTTTGAAGCAGTCAAAGATTTATTACCAGTTGGTTCTGAGTATGTAATTACTGATGATTATGATGTTGCCCAGAATACAAATGTGTATTCACTTGACGAGGTTCTTATAGGAAAATTCTTTGGTAAGAATCTGTACAGAAGACTATGGGTATACAATCAGCCTCTGGGAACAAGCACGAAATCAACTACTGTACCTAAAGCTGGCATGGAGAACATAATTAATTCGTTGTGGATAAGAAACGGAGATAGGTTTGGAGTTTCACATCCAAATGTATGGGCAGTTTCTAATAATGATTACTTACAGATTGACCATTTCGAAACAATGTCATTGAACTCTGGCGAAACTGCTTATTTAGCAATTGATTATACGAAAGTGGAGGGATAAAATATGAGTGTACAGGTAAAAACAATATCAGGATGGATTCAGGTGGCAGGCAATAGTGAAGGTGGCGGAGGCGGAGTATCGACTTATGCAGAACTACCTGATAAGCCACAGATTAACTATGTTGAATTGAATGGAAATAAAACGCTACATGACTTAGGAATTCAAGCTGAATGTTCAAGAGCGAATCCTCTTGATGATAGTTATATACTTCACGACCACGATTATTTAGATACCAAAATTAACAGTATGGATTCTGATATTTCTACACTTCAAACAGATGTTCAAGGTAATAAAACCAACATTAGTGGATTAAATACTAAAGTCGATAGTTTAGAAAATTATATTGCAGATTATATAGACAAAGACATAGAAGAATTGAAGAGGACAGTAGGTCAAGCAAATGATTTGTTAGAGGGGGTTTTGTATGGCAATTCATAGTTTAATAGATAATGTTAATGAAACAATAAGAGTATTTAGTAGGTGTAAAAATGCTTTAATTTCAAAGGGTGTTTCTCCATCACTAAAAGCTACTGACATACCTAGTGAAATAGAAAGCATACAAGGCGAAATCAGTTCTGGGACATTTGAATTATCCACATCAAACGTAAATGAATATATTGATATAGATACTGGATTTGATAATATTAGTGATTTTATAGCATATACTCATTTTGATGCCACTGCTACTGGTAAAAATAGAGCAACGGCAGCTATATTTTGGGATTCCGATATGAGTGCAAGAGAATGGGGTTGTCGAGGATTTATAGATACTTCTAATAATAATAGTGGTGCTGCGATGGTGCAACAAATAGATACCAGAGTAAGTTATATGGTACATATAGTGAGTGTAGATGGTGGAATAGTAAGATTGCAAATGCCAGCTAATGCCACTCGAACTCAAGGTGTATACAAATGGTTCGCCAAGAAACAGTCATAACAAATCCTAGTGCAGTAGCAGCTAGTTTCTTAGTTCAAGTTTTTTATTAAAGGAGTATTAAAGGTGGATGGAGCAATAACAGTCAATGCTATTCTGATTTTCATGGGTAGCATTGCTGCTCTTGTTGCTGGCATTGGTGCAATTCTTTCAGTAGTTAGAAGTATCAATAGTGGGCATGACAAGATGCAGAAATGGGATACATATGAGAAGGATCTTAAGTCCTTAAAAGAAGAACAGTGTATGCTGACATATTGTATGATGGCAACACTTGATGGTTTGAAGCAGCTTGGTTGTAATGGCAAGGTTACAGAAGCCAGATCTGAATTGGATAAATTTATGAACAAACAAGCTCATGGAATGAATGATAAATGAAGAGAAGAAAAAGAAGAAGAAAGATATCTTCGCTGACATACTATGTAGTATTTAGTATCGCAGTCTTACTTATTTATTCAGTAGCAGAGATGCTTATCTCAAGTATATCTGGAACAACTAACGATACACTTACTACATGTTTGTTTGGTGTATTTGGTGGCGAGATATTAACATGTGCGTTGATTAAGATTTTTAAATTGAAGGAGAAGAAAGATGAGGAATAAGTTGACATCTAGAAAGTTTTGGATTTGTGTTGCAGCAGCTTTAGCTTCATTGGGTACTGGCATTAGTGGTATCGTGGTTGGCAATGAAACACTTGCTATAGTAGGTTCGGTATGTACAGTGGTTTCAGCAGCTATCTATGCATTCTGCGAGGCATGGACAGATGCGAGCAACAAGGTGGATTAATGAGAATATTACTAGGTATATTAACAGTACTAACATCTATAGTACTTGTATTTGCTTCTATAGCATTAGAGATAGCAAATAGAATTATGAGGATTATATATGAGAATAGCTCACGCAAGCATTGATGAGAATAAGAAAACTAAAGGTGGTGCTAGTGGGGATCAGACTGGCAAAGAGTGTTGTATCAGAGAATACTATTCTAAGCCTTGGGTATACTTATTAAGAGTAAAAGATCCTGGTAAAGCTGAGATAATGTGCCAGGCTGCTGAATGGTTGGCTAATAGTAATCTGGTTGGATACGATCAAAGTAATAGACTTTCGCTATATAAAGAGTTAAAATCATTACAATTCGATTACAAGAAGTTAACCAATAAATGCGAAGCAGACTGTAGCTCATTCGTTTCGGTACTTGCTCAGATAGCCGGTATAGATATACCTTATCCATCTGGCAATGCACCGACAACATCAAACATGGTGAAGATATTTACTGGCACTGGGATGTTTGATCTGATCACTACAGAAGCTAATAACAAAGAGCTCATGAAGCGAGGTGACATCCTGGTAGGTAAACCAGCAAGTCATACTGTTATTGTTTTAGACGATGGTGCACCAGTATGCATTCAGAAACGAAGAACAATAAAGCTTGGCATGAAGGGATCTGATGTAATAATCATCCAGAAGATTCTTGTAAAAGAAGGGTACGATATTGGCAAGTGTGGTGTTGATGGTGACTATGGGAATGATACAAAGAAAGCAGTCATTCAGTTTCAGAGAGAGCACTTCACAGATCCAAAGGAATGGGATGGTATAGTAGGCACTAAGACATGGTGCATGCTAGAGAAGTATAACTAAGGGGTAATATATGTCAAATGAGGTAGTGTGGACAGAGAAAGTCCTAGAGGAATTTATCAAGAAGGGTAACCTTAATCCAGAACAAGAATACATTATGAGATCTAGGTGTCACAAGACACCAGTCAGTCAGCAAGCGACTTATCTAAATTGTAGCGAGTCTTCTGTTCACAGAAAAATTGCTGAGATCAAGAAGGTCTATGATGCAGTCCAGAAGGAATACCCAGAGATATTTCCAGTCAGAAAATCATCCAAACAAGAGAGTTGGATGGATAAGCACTGATAGTTTTTTGATAGTTTTTCGAGAGTTAATCGATAGGTTAGCTCTCTTTTTTTGTGCGAAAATATATGTGAAAGGAGAGTTTGCCCTATGAGTAACTTAGAAGAAATGATGATGAATATGATGATGCAGAACAATCCTCAGCTTAAGAGAATTGTGGAAGAGGTCAAAGCAAGTGGTAAGACACCACAAGAGCTTTTCTATGAGAGAGCTAAGCAGAAGGGAGTTAATCCAGAGGACATACTCTCTAAATTAAAGTAACTTTGCAAGGTTAATATATAAGAAAGGAGATAACCATCATGGAAGGTTTATCAGCAAGTGATGTTGCATTATTAGGCAACAACGATTTTGGCAATGGCAATTCATTCATGTGGATCTTTGCATTGCTTATTTTAGCAAATGGTGGTCTTGGTGGATGGGGCAACAGAGGTGACTTCGCAACTGCTGCTAGTCAGTCTGAGATCCTCTTTGGTCAGCAGTTCCAGAACATCGATAACAAGATCGATAGAATTGGCAATGGTATTGCAGACTTAGGATTTGCTTTGAACAACTCAATAAAGGATGGAAATGCAGCAGTAGCTTCTACAGTTGTTAGCGAAGGTAGAGGTATTAGTGATAAGCTTTGTGCTATCAATGCTAATATCAATGACAAGTTTGCAGCTCTTGAGAAGTCTCAGCTTGAGCAGAGAATTAATGAGCAAGCTCAGCAGATCAATCAGCTTTCAATGGCTCAGATGCTTTGTGGCATTCCAAAAATCAATAACACTGCCTGGGGAGTATATCCATATGCTAACCAGGGATGTGGATGTACAAGTGTAGCTACTATTTAGCTAGGAAGGAATGAAGGATGAGTAAATCAGTTTTATATGCTGCTAATACAAATCCTCAGACAGTAGTTGCTGCTGGATCAGTTATCAATTTTGGAAGTATCATAAGAAGATATGGATGTAATTGTAACATGTCTGGCAGCAATGCTACAGTCGAAGGTACTGGATATTATGCAGTAGATTCAAATGTAACATTTACTGGTACTGCTGGAAGTACTGTCATTGTACAGTTGTACAAGGATAACGTAGCTATACCAGGAGCAGTACAGACAGTATCAATAGCAGCTAATGGATATGGCTCAGCAACTATTCCTACTATCGTAAGGGAGAGATGTTGTGTAGAGTCAACTGTCACTGCAATGATCAGTGGATTAGCTGGAACAGTAACAAACGCAAGTATAAGGGTAATTAAACTATGAAAAAAATAGCAGATTTAGTAGATAAAATTGAGGAAGAAATCGAAAGTGCCAAAGAGTATGCTGAATGCTATCTTGACAAGAAAGCTAGGAATGATTCACAATGGGCACAGAGATACAAAGAGATGGCAAATGATGAGCTTAAGCATGCTACATATATTCATGACTATGCTCTTGAAGAGATTGAGATTTTAAGTAGAGTATATACACCTACAGACGAGATGCAGAGAGCTTGGGATTCTTCTCACAAATACTATGTTGAGAAGGTAGCATGGATCAAGCAGATGCTATTAATGTAGGTCATACTTTAGGTCATACATTTGTCTGAAGAACTGGAAAATAGTCCGATTCACTGGACTACAGTCCAGCTCTTAAGACTGATAAATACTGGGTTTGTTGGCAAATGGCTTAAAATGGGCATTTATCGAATAACATAAAATTTAGGTTCGAGTCCCATTTTCAGCTTGATAAATTGGGCATTTGCGAGATGTTAGGTCATACTATAGGTCATACATCTTCTCAAATGCCTTATTTGTTTTCTCTGAATAAGAGATATGTTCGTCATCTAAAGCATGTCTGTATATCTGCTCCAGGGTTGCTGCATTTGACCATCCACCATCTCTCTGGATATGAGCAGTAGGTATATTCAATACTGAATGTCTGTAGCTTGCACCAAAGTGTCTGAGGTCATGAAACCTCATACCTTCTAGTCCAATCTTTTTTACTGTTCTTAAGAATGCGTGAGTGATTGCATCTGGAGTTAGCTCTGTTACATATCCTTGCTTCATTATTTTCTCAATGACAAAGTGAGGAGCTTGTATGTATCTGTCAGAGCTTACAGTCTTAGTTGTTTTCTCTACATATCCTTCTGTACTTCTAACCTTACTGGTTTTGATATGAATAACATCACCATCTATATCTGACAATTTGAGACCACATATTTCAGATCTTCTCATCATACACATTGATCCTAGCATAACTGGTATTTCTAATGTCGTTCCAGAAACGACACGCAGTAGCTCTTTGTATTCGGCTTGTGTAGGGATTTTATGTATCGGCTTGATAGTTTGTGGCAGTGTTATCTTAAAGTGGCTAGATTCGCCTAATATGACACTCACAAGGGCATTGTAGTTCTTGACAGTCTTAGGCTTCTTAGTCTTCGCCATATCGTTTATCAATTCCTGGACATCATTCTTAGTTATATTTTTCTTTTTACAAAACTTTGGATACTCTTTTAACATCTTTCTGCACATAGAATCATAAGCTTTGTATGTGGTAGGAGAGAGCACGTTTGACTTGCTTTCCAGGTAAGCTTTCATTTTATCTTCAAATGTAGTTACATGTTCTTCCTTGACATACTTATATTCTAGTGCCATTCGTTCTGCTTCTTTCTTAGTATCAGCAGTGAATGCTTTGTAGTGCTTTACTTTGTTCTCATCATAGTGAGAGAATACTCGCACTTTCCATTTGCCACTAGGGGTTTTCTTTGCAGTTGCCATATCAATTGTCTCCAGATAATTCAATCATATAAAGTAAAACTAAATTCTGTTGCTCTGCATTTAATGAATTGTATAGTTTCATTACACCATTAAGCTCTGGAGCTGGAACATCAACTGTAAATGCACTGCTGAAACCAGTAAGCTCTTGATAAGAACAGTTTAAGATCTTTGCTAATGCTTCAATCTGTTCTGGTTTTGGCTCAGTACGATTTGTTTCCCAGGATGAAATAGTTCTAGCATCTACATGCATCCTTTTGGCAAGTTCTGACTGAGTCATTGCATTAAACATTCGTTTTTGTCTTAATCTATCACCTATATATATCTTCATAAACATGTACCTCCTTTTTTAGATTATAACATTTATAATGGGTAGTAACCACAAAAATGTGAAAAAATATACAGAAAGTTGTTGACACACCACAAAAGTGTGGTATGATAATGATTGTGAGGTGACTCACAGATAACTAAATATGAAAGGAGAGGTAAGATGTTTACACTGAGACAGTGGAGACGAGCAAAGGAAATCACAGTGGCTGAGATGGCTAAAGCACTGGATATTCACCCAAACACCTACATTAAATGGGAAGAGAATCCAGGAATGGTAACCATGAAAAATGCCCACAAGATTGCCGAAATACTTGAGGTAAGAATTGAGGCTATAGATTTTTTATGCTCTTAAGCACCACAAAAATGTGGAGAGAGGTACAGAGATGTTTAGTGATTATTTGAAGAGGCAGTTCAGTCACAGAGATAAGCCTTACGCAAAGCTAGGAATTAGCAAGTCAACATATTACGAACATCTGAAACATCCAGAGATGATCACACTGGGAGAGCTAAGAACCATGATGGTTGTCGGTGAGTTGGATGAAGAGAAAGTAATGGATTGGATTTGCAGAAGGGAGAAGAAATGAAATCAAAAATAGTTTCAGCAATATTGGCACTTGTCATCGGTGGTCTTGCTGGTTACGGACATGTTCAGTCAGTCCAGGCACAGACAACTAGATATGTAGTCAAGGTAGTAGAGGTTGAAGAAGCTAAGGAAGAAACCAATGTATGCATATACATGGATGATGAGATCCCAGATGAGGTTGAGATAGCAGCATACAAGTGGGGCGAGTACTACGGAATATGTCCAGAGGTACTTGAAGCTATAGCATATTTTGAATCTCGTTACGATGCCTCAGTAGATAGCAAGAGTGGTACATACCTTGGACTCATGCAGATATCTAAGAAGTGGCACTCAGCCAGGATGGAAAAGCTTGGAGTAACAGATATGCACGATGCAGATCAGAACATGATGGTAGCTGCTGATTACTTGGCAGAGTTAATTGAGAAGACTGGAAGCATTGAAGACGCATTGAAGAGATACTCTGGCTCAAGTACATACAAGTATTCAAACAAGGTACTTAACAAATCAATGAAGTTAGAAGAGAAACATGGGAAGGAATAAAACATGGCGAGAGAAATGATACCGGTAAACCAGGGAAAACTTGAGAGTGATATTAGAAACGCAAACCTCAAACTTAAGGAAGCAGATGGATATTCAGTATCTATCAGATTAGAGAAGAATGGACTTCCACACAGTTGTGTATACCAGATGAAAGAATGCTGGGCAAGACATCATGAATTTGATGATGAGGATTATGAGTGTAGTACACCAGGTCTTGTTGGATACGCAAAGCTTATGCAGATATGTGCCATTTGGGGACTGGATGTGAAGGACTATCTGATTAAGAAAAAAGAGAAAGTAGTTGAGAAAGTGGTAGTAGTTGAGCCACCAGTCCAGGAAAGTAACATTGATGATCTGATCATCACAATCAATAAGATTGGAAACATATTAATGCAGTCTATGGAATATCAGAAGGAATGTATGAATTACCTTGCTTCAATGAATGCGAAGTATAACAAACCTTCTGCTTATATAGGACATAGAAAATAGGAGCAATTGCCGAAGGGGTGAAAGCAATGCTCCTATGGAAAGGTACATAAAGATTATACAAGGAAGGGTAGTAAAATGGCAACTTTATACGAGTTAACTAATGAATACATGATGCTGCTTGAGATGGCAGAAGATCCAGATATTGATCCAGAAGCATTTGAGGACACACTTGAAGGGTTAGATGGGGAAATTGAGATTAAGGCAGATGGATATGCAAAGGTAATCAAGCAGCTTGAATCTCAGATAGATGGATGTGCTGCAGAGATTAAGAGATTGCAGACAGTTAAAAAGACTTATGAGAATTCAATTGACAGAATCAAGAACAATCTTGAGAAAGCAATGAGAACTACTGGCAAAACAAAATTCAAGACTGAACTATTCAGCTTTGGCATTCAGAAGAATCCAGCATCACTTGTTATAGATGATGAGCATGCGATTCCACCAGAGTACATAGTAATCAAACAAGAGGCTAACAAGGCAGCAATTAAGGAAGCGATCAAGGCTGGCGAGGTATTTGACTTCGCTCATATGGAACAGTCAGAAGGATTAAGAATCAGATAGGAGAGGTACACATGGATTTTAAGGATTTACAGAGAGCTAACGAGACAATCAAGACTACTGATATTGGCAAGGGCAAGGAATATGCAGAGGTCAATCAGAGAATTAAGGCATTCAGAATGCTTCATCCATTAGGACTTATTAAGACAGAGCTTGCATCACTTGCTGATGGAGTATGCATATTCAGAGCTGAGATATATTCAGAGGATGGAAACCTTATAGGTACTGGCACTGCATATGAGAAGGAAGGTAGCTCATTTATTAATAAGACATCGTTCATTGAAAACTGCGAGACATCAGCAGTTGGAAGAGCATTAGCTATGTGTGGATTTGGAATAGATACAAGCATTGCCAGTTACGAAGAAGTTATGAATGCGAAAGCTAACCAGGGAGAAGAGATGAAACCATTACCACAGATTAATGACAAGGCAACTCTTAAAGAACCAAAGAAGGTTGAGAAGAAGCTTGAAGAACAGAAGAAACCAGAGGAAGCTGGTTATCCACCTATGGAAACACTTCTGGAATTTGCAAATGAGAAATATCCAAAGGGATCTAAACCATTAGCAGCACTTCTTTCTTGCTGGAATATAGATAAGCTTGAGAGTGCCAATCAAGCTCAGTTAATGGTTATCTGGAATAAGTATCATGGAGCTTAGAGGAAGTCTACAAAGTATTCACATTGACTATGCTACACGAAATCCAATAGTGACATTCCTATTAGATACCGACTGCTATGGGTTAGAGGATCTAAAAGGATTGCCACTGGATATCAAGGTTAAGAAACACATGAAGAAGAGAAGCCTGGATTCAAATGCTTACTTTCATGTGTTGGTAGACAAGCTGGCACAGAAGCTTAACCTTAGCAGAGCTTATGTCAAGAATCGAATGCTGAGTGATTATGGACAGATTCAATACATAGAAGATGGTGTTCCTTTCATTTACAAAACCAATGCACCACCATCGGCAATTCACGAACAAGAGTATATACATCTCTGGCTGATAAAAATTGGTGATGATGGTGCGTATTGGTACAAAGCTTACAGAGGAAGCAGCACGTATGACACTGCTGAGATGGCAAAGCTTATCCAGGGCACTATTGAAGAATGCAAGGAACAAGGAATTGAAACTGCGACTCCATTGGAGTTAGCAAAGATGGAAAAGCTATGGAAGGAGAGATATGAAAGATGTGGAAGAGTGTAGTTGGATACGAAGGACTATATGAAGTCAATGAGAATGGTCAGATCAGAAGCTTACCAAGGAATACAACAAGTGGAAGAATATTATCCTTATACACTAATGGACACAATGGTTATCAGTATGTGTGCCTTTGTAAAGAAAATAAATCAATTAGCAAAAGAGTCCACAAAATTGTTATGGAAGCTTTCAAAGGTAAAAGTGATTTGATTATAAACCATATCAATGGTGCTAAGGATGATAATCGACTTTCAAATCTTGAATATTGCACTCAATCAGAAAATATGCTTCATGCGTATAGACAAGGGTTAGTAGTTAATCCAGGAAGGAAGTGCAAGTGCTTGGATGATGGAAAGACATTTGAAACTTTGACTGAATGTGCACAGTTTTATGGTGGCACAAAGGGTTATCAGATTGCAAGGGTTTGCAATGGAGAAAGAAAACATTTTAAGGGAAGGAGATTCATTTATGTCTGAAGAGGCTAGTAGAAGAGGTAGATCAGCCAGGAATAAAGGTGGAAGAGGCGAGCTTGAAATAGCTCATATTCTAAGAGATACATATGGATACGATACCAAAAGAGGATATGTGTTTTACCACCAGAGTGATGTTGTAGGACTTCCTGGGATTCATATGGAAGTCAAAAGAGTCGAGAGGCTAAATATATCGACTGCAATGAAACAAGCTCTAAATGAGGCAAATATAAAGCGAGATGGCATACCTACGTTATTCCACAGAAGGAACAGAGAAGGCTGGCTGGTTACGATGAGACTGGAAGACTGGATGGATCTTTATGGTGAATGGGTATGTCGAAAGAAGGATGGATAAGCATATACAGAAAAATCCAGGAGTGCGTTATCTGGTTATCTGATGAACCATACGATAGAAGGTCAGCCTGGATAGATTTATTACTCACTGCTAACCACAGAGATACAGAGCTTTTGTTTGATGGGAAGATGATTACTGTTACAAGAGGTCAGCTAGTAACTAGTGTTAGAAAGCTCGCTGATAGATGGGGATGGGGTAAGGATAAAACATTAGCTTACCTAAGACTACTGGAAGAACTTGGAATGATTAAAAAAGAATCAGACAGTAGACGGACACTTCTAACCATTGAAAACTACTGCATTTATCAAGTTTCAGATGAAAATAGCAGACAGTCAGCAGACAGTCAGCAGACAGTCAGCAGACACAGACCAGCCACAAACAATAATGTAAATAATGAAAATAAACTAAATATTACATATTTAGTGGATGAGAGCAGCTTATCTGATGGTGTTAAGCAGAAGGTTCATGAGTGGTTGAAGTACAAAAAAGAGAGAAGAGAAGGATACAAAGAGACTGGTCTTCAATCTTTGATTACCCAGATAACTAAGAAGGAAGCTGAGTATGGCAGCCAGGCAGTTATAGAAGTAATTGGATTATCAATGAGTCAAGGCTGGAAGGGAATCATCTGGGATAAGATGAACAAACCAAATAAAGTCGAGACTAAGTTTCACAATTTTGATATGAAACACAACTACGATTTTGATGAGATGGAAAGAAGGTTGTTGCAATGAAGAGTGTTATTCCAGGCAATAGACCAAATGAGTGCTTTATATGTCACTGCGTAGGCACAGAAGAGCATCATATCTTCGGTGCTAGTGATCGCAAGGTCAGCGAGAAGTACGGATTAAAAGTAAATCTATGTTGGGAGCATCATTATGGAAGGTATGGTGCTCATGGCATGGATGGTAAACAAATCCAGGAATACTTACACCAGGTTGGTCAAGAGAGAATCGAAGAGATCTGGATCAAGGAAGGTGAGAAGTATCCTAGAGCGAGATTCATAGAAGAGTTTAGAAAATCATATTTATAGGAGAGAGACATGAACAAAGTTGTATTAATTGGAAGATTAACGAAGGATGCAGAGCTTAGACAGAGTGGCGAGACTGCAGTTACAAGATTCACAGTAGCAGTGGATCGCAGAGGTGATGGAGCAGATTTCATTAGTTGCGTGGCATTTAAGAAGACTGCTGAGTTTATCGAAAAGTATTTCAGCAAGGGCAGCAAGATTGTTATTGCTGGTCATATTCAAACTGGTAGCTACAAGAACAAGGATGGACAGACAGTGTATACAACTGATGTGATTGCTGATGAGGTTGAGTTTGGCGAGAGCAAGCAGCAGACACCACCACCTAGCACTGACAATGGATTTATGACAATTCCAGAAGGAATAGATGAGGATTTACCATTTAACTAAATAGATATTGGAAAGGAGTATTGAGGTTTGGTCGACCAGGAAATAGCTATTTACTCTGAGTACAGAGATGGATTGGACAAATTATACATGCGAAGGACAGTACAGTTTATTCGACTGTGACATACCTAAAGCAGCATACAGAATTAAGAAACCAATAAGACTGATTGAATTGTTCGGTGGTATTGGCAGTCAAGCAATGGCACTGAGAAACATTGGTGCAGACTTTGAACATTACAGACTGGTTGAATTTGATAAGTATCCAGTCGCAAGTTACAACGCAATACATGGTACTGACTTTGTACCAACAGATATAACACAGATTCATGGATCAGATCTTGGAATAGTCGAGACTGATACCTATGAATACATTATGACATATTCATTCCCTTGCCAGGATTTGAGTATAGCTGGGAATATGAAAGGAATGTCAAAAGGAAGTGGGACAAGATCAGGACTTTTGTGGGAAGTAGAAAGACTTCTGAATGAGACAGAGAATCTCCCACAGATATTACTTATGGAGAATGTTCCCCAGGTAAGAAGCAAGGCTAATATAGAGGATTTCAAAAGTTGGGAAAGTTTCCTGGAGAGTAAAGGGTATTCCAATTATTGTAAGAATCTTAATGCCAAAGATTATGGAATACCACAGAACAGAAACAGATGTTTCATGGTTTCTATTCTGGGCGATTATTACTATGAATTTCCAGATCCTATAGAACTACCTCACACTGCTGAGTATTACCTGGAAGAAGAGGTAGACGAGAAGTACAAGATAGGTGGCGAAAGAATAAAGATACTGCTTGACAACGCAGTTGAAAACGGAACAATTCTGACAGACAGACAGACAGACAGACAGACAGACAGACAGACAGATACTCGACTTGTACATTAAAGATCCGAAAACATACAAAATCGTTGGATGTCTCAAGACTGCAGCAAGAGGAGTCCAGAACAGACAACAAGCTGAGTGGGGAGTCTTGCGTTATCGCAGTGGCAGACATGAGGTATGACGAAGGACTAAGGGTAAGAAAAACAATGATTATGCCTTGCCTTAATGCCTCACAGACTGGTGGCAGTGGATTGAGTGGTCAAGGCTATGTGATAGAGGTCAAGGATGTTAAGGATAAAACAAGCAACTAAACAAGGCTACATAGAGTGTATGAGGGGGGGGGCTATGCGATATATCCTATCCCAAATCACAAACTAGAAGAGGAAGAGTACAAGGTGGTGGAAAGATATGTCCAACACTTACAACACAAGGAGAGATAGTAAAGATTATGTCAGAAGTTGAAGCATACAAGTTGACACCAAGAGAATCCTGGAGACTGATGGGATTTACAGATGAGGATTACGAGAAAGCTTATGAAGCTATGAATGGTGTTGAAGGTAAATTATACAAGCAAGCTGGTAACAGTATTGTTGTTAACGTATTAGAGGAAATTTTTAAGGGGTTGATTGAATGATAGAGAATTTAATTCCAGAAGGTAAAGAAAATGCTATAAGCAGAGCTGATCTCAGAATCCTCAGTGGACTGGATGACAGAACCATGAGAAGACGAATCAACCAGAGCGAACAGTTCATAATCAACAATGGGGATGGGTACTATAAGCCTACTCCCCAGGATTATTACGATGTGATGATTTGGAAGAGAACATTCATGGCTAGGATCAGAGATGAGATCAGAAGAGTTAGGAAGGGTGATGAGTGGATGAGAGAGATGGATGCTATGTGCGACATCTACTGTCCACCAGTTGAAGAAGATGAGTAGAGAAAGAGACAATTTTGATGTCGAGGAGAATGGATGCAGCAAGTGGGGCAATTGCTTCACTTGCCCAGCATCAGATTGTTTGGTGACTGTAGCTGAGCTTAAGGGTACTAGAAGAAGAGAGCATAAACCTAGTTCACAGAGGCAGCTTGACTGGTACTACAAGAACAGAGAGAGAATCCTGGAGCGAGATAGGGAAAAGAGGAGAATAGCAAGAGATGAGAGAATACGAAAAGCTGAAGAGTCCAAAAGAAATGGCTCAGTGGATCTGTAACAATGTACTGCATGCTGACTGTGACAACTGCGAGTTCGGTTGTACCAAAGGTCACAATGTAATTGAAGAGATGTTGGATAAGCCACTGTATTTCAAGAAGAGTAGAGAATGTGCAAATTGCAAAAAGCTTTTTGATTGCATGGGTAAGCCAGAAGTAGTTAGTGATTGTTTAATGTTTGAGGAAAGATAATGAGAAAACCAATAGTGGAAATGTCAGATGCTATGATTCAGTACTACAAGAGGAAAGCGAAGCTGGCTGAGGCAACTAAGAAACGTAAAGAAGAAGTCAAACGAGAGTTTGAGGAATATCTAAGGGAGAGTATGAATGGACTACATGAGAAGTGATGTTGGTCTTTATCCTAATAAGATTATCAAGCAGTATGAGAATCCTGGGAAGAAAGAATCTGACGCAAGAATTAATTTTAATAGACCGGTATATCAGATGAGAGGTACAGACAATGGGAAGAAGAAACAGATTAATAGAAAGTTTGAAGACTATAGCAGCGAGCAACAGACAGATTAATCAGCAAGCTGCTGCTGAGGAATTTACACCAGCAATGTATGCTGCAATGGCTATAGCTTTGCATAGAGTATACGGATTCGGTGAGAAGAGAATCAACAGAGTGTTCCTGGAATCTCAGCACATATGGTGCGAAGAATTTCCAGATCAGAAGAGCATGCTGGATGAGTGCGAGAGACTGGTACATATCAAGCTTATGAACAAAGAGCAAGCTCTGGAAGAATTGTGGAATGAGAGGAAACCAGTATGACTCAGAGAGAATTAGATTGGGGATACTGCGAAGAAGCACAGACATACTGTTCTGTTGCAGAAAAGAGATATCAGCAAGGCAAAGCAGATGCAACAAAAGAATTACCAACATCATTATATTGCGATGGTTTCAATGATGGTTATGAAAAAGGCAGAGCAGATAAATATCAAGAGATTGTATCAGAGTATATGTTGCTAACTGAAAAACAAGTTGCAGAGATAAGAGCAGATGCGATTGATGAATTTGTTAAGGCTTTCAAAGACAATATGTTGAAATACAAAACAACTACTTGGACGAGTTATGTTGAGGAAATAGCAGAACAAATGAAGGAGCAGAACAATGCATAGATGTAAATACAATAAATTTGCTAGTTGCAATATAAAAGAATGCGATACTTGTGAAGCTTATAAGTTTTATCAGCAAGGCAGAGCAGATTGTTTGAAAGAAGCACACAGATTTGCAGACCAAGAGTCATACAAAGAAGGTTTTAAGCGTGGTATTGATAAAGGCAGAGCAGATATGTTAGATTCAATCATTCAAGCAGAAAAGAACAAGTATTATTGCGTTGAAGATTTATGCGATGAATCAAAGAACTGTTCTGATTGTATGGTTAAGTATTTGGAACAAATGAAGGAGCAGAAATGACAATAGAGGATATAGCAAAGAAGCTGGATGACTGTGGTAACCATAGAACATGTGGTACATGTGAGTTTGGTTTTGGACTACCTACAGAGAGCTGCAGAGCAGACATGATACTAGCTATGGGTAGTGAGTGCAGAAGAGTAGCTGAGGAAATGAATGATGATGGGAAGTAATCGAGGAAAGTAGATGAGTACTAAGTTCAAAGAAGATGCATATGTACTTTGTCCATATTACAGAAAAGAGGCTGCAATTGAAATAAAGTGTTCTGGAATATGTGGAACACATACGATGCAGATCTTTGAGAGTGGAAAAGCGAAGAGAGAATTCAAAGAGGATTTCTGCATGAGCTTGTATCAGAACTGCCCATGCTACATATCACTGGATATGGATGGAAAGTAAAAAAAGAGGACACCTTAATCGGTGTCCTTTGTGTTTGGAAGTATCCTATCCAGGATATATTGGTTTCTGCTTTTACCTTCGGCTTCTGCTAAAGCTTTAAGCTGATCGTTCTGTCCTTTGGTAAGTCTTACCTTAATGAATTCGTAGTGAGCTTCTTGATATTTCTTGATAGCTCTGAGCTGATAATCTTTCATTGCTATATTTTTCTCCTATTCTTCATATTATCTGTTTTCCTTTGCTTTATCAATTATCTCTATTACCTGGTGGCATGTTTCTCTTGTATTCATTTCCCATTCTACTGCATCTCTGTCATCTCTGCCAAGCTTTTTTAATTCTTCCTCAATCTCAAAAGCTTTGACGAGGTGCTTCATTGCTGAGTTGCACATTGAGCTTCTTATTAAATCAATCTGTTCATCTGTAAATGTAAGTGTCATATCTTTGTTCTCCTTTTATACTAATCTGTAATTAACTCGTCTGTTATAAACTGTAGTGGTTATTCCATATTCGCCATTTGCGTAGATCCTACAATATGATATTGATTTGAATTCGTTCCTGGTGATCATCTCTTTGATGTTCATGTCTCTCTCTTTAGCATTGTTTACATTGAAGCTATCCTGGAATCCATCATTCCATGTGAAGTATATTGCGTATCCCATATCGTTTTCTCCTTTCGTCTGGTGTTTGTCGCACCTCTTGATGATATAGTAGCACCACTATAACGAGATGTCAACACCAAATTTCAAAAAAGTTTCAAAAAAGTTTCCAAAAAGTTTCCTCGATGGGGGTGTCCTATATTTTCCAGGTGGCATTTGCGATGATATTACCAGGGCAAAAGATTAAGTATGTTAACACCAAAACAAGAGAAGTTCATAGCTGAGCTATTGAAGGGAAAGAGTCAAAGAGAAGCATATAAGGCTGCATACGATACATCCAGGATGCAAGACAAAACAGTTGACCAGAAGGCTTGCAGACTGTTTAAGGATAGCAATGTAAGGGCAAGGTATGATGAATTAATGTCTCTTATAGTATCCAGGGATGTAGATGATGCTGAATCTATTAGGAAGATGATTATCGAGCAAGAGAAAGCTATTCTCAATGCTAACATGGGTGATCTGTTTGATATCCAGAGTGATGAAGCTGGAGAGTACCTGGTATCGACTCCTAAAGGGGATCTGAGCAAGTTTGATATGCGAGCAGTCAAGAGCTACAAGTACGATGCGAGAGGCAGACTGATACTTGAGCTATTCGACAAGCAGCAAGCAGTTGCTCATCTTAAGGATCTTTATGGACTCAGCAAGGAAGAAGAGAAGGAAGATATCCAGATTGTCCTTCAGAAAGCAGATGGGTACAGTGTATGATCTTGAATTTAGGTACACCTAATGCAAAACAAGATATCGTGCTGAGAGACACCCATAGATATATTGGATATGGTGGAGCAAGAGGTGGTGGCAAATCATGGCTCGTGAGAGCTAAGGCTATCATCCTTGCTACAAGCTATCCTGGTATCAGACAACTTGTAATGCGACAGACTTATCCAGAGCTTGAGAAGAATCATATCCAGGAATTTCAGAAGCTATTAGTACCTAAGATAGCTAAGTACAATGGCAAGGATAAGCAGCTCAAGTTCCCTAATGGTTCAATCATAGATTTTCAGTACTGTAGAAATGATACTGACTTGAACCGACTCCAGGGTGCTCAGTATGACATCATTTATATTGATGAGGCTACTAACTTCACTGAGTATCAGCTCAAAGCTATCGCTGCTTGTAATAGAGGTGTAAATGATTTCCCTAAGAGAATCTACTACACTTGCAATCCAGGTGGACAAGGTCATGGATATATCAAGAGATTATTCATCACTAAGAATTATGAGGAAGGTGAAGATCCTAATGACTACAGTTTCACTCAAGCTTTAGTCCAGGATAACAAAGCTTTGATGGAAGCAGATCCAGAGTACGTGAAACATCTGGAAGCACTGCCACCTAAGATAAGAGAAGCCTGGTTGATGGGTAGCTGGGATGTATACAGTGGTCAGTTCTTTGAGGAATTCAGAGATGATCCATCTCACTATGATGACAGACAGTGGACTCATGTTATTGAGCCATTTGATATACCACCAGGTTGGAAGATATATAGGTCTTATGACTTTGGTTATGCTAAGCCATTTTCATGTGCTTGGTGGGCAGTAGACTACGAAGGTGTTATATACAGAATACTTGAGCTTTATGGATGGAATGGTACTGCTAACGAAGGTGTGAAGTGGTCACCAGACAAGCAGTTTGAAGAGATAGCAAAAGTAGAAGCACAACATCCATATTTGAAAGGTAAAAAGATACGAGGTGTGGCAGATCCAGCCATATGGAATGCTTCCAGTGGTGAGTCAGTAGCAGATGTGGCTGCAAGACATCACATATACTTTGATAAAGGTGATCATGAGAGAATTGCTGGATGGATGCAATGCCACTATAGAATGCAGTTTGATGCCAATGGATATCCGATGATGTATGTCTTTAGCAATTGCAAGGCATTCATAAGGACTATTCCATTGCTTTTATATGATGAGACACATGTAGAAGATTTGGATTCAGATGGCGAAGACCATGTAGCAGATGAGTTCAGATACTTCTGTATGACAAGACCAATTACTCCTAAGCTTGAGAAGGGTGACATCCCAGTTGGAGATGATCCTCTTAACCAGCGAGTGAGAAAACGTAAATCGATATATGTAAGGAGATAAAACATGGATTTCATGACAAATCTGGCTGATGCCTCCCAGCCTAATTTGAATATGCCTCAGTCACTCAATAATCCTCCAGTGGCTGAGGTTAAGATTGGAGAGGATCAGATCCGTAAGGCTTTAGAGACTCTCAAGAAGTACAAGAGTGGGAAGAAGACACTCGAGAACAAAATCGTCAGCAATGATAAGTGGTGGAAGGTTAGACACTGGGACATCATGACTAATGAGAATTACATGGATGATCCTAAGCCAGCCTCAGCCTGGTTGTTTAATACCATCATCAGTAAGCATGCTGATTACATGGATTCATTCCCATCAGCAGACATCTTGCCTAGAGAAGAAGGTGATGTGGATGAAGCTAAGAGACTCAGCTCTATCATTCCAGTAGTACTTAAGCAGAATGACTTTAAGAAGGTATTCTCTGAGGAAGTTTGGTACAAGCTTAAGAATGGTACTGGAATATATGGTGTGTTCTGGGATCAGAATAAGCTTAATGGACTGGGTGATATCAGTATTAAGAGTGTTGATCTTTTAAGCATTTTCTTTGAGCCAGGAATTAAGAATATCCAGGACTCTAAGAACATATTCACAGTAGAGCTTGTTGATAATGACACACTTGAAGCTCAGTATCCTCAGTGCGTAGGTCAGCTCAGCAAGACATCTGACACACTGGTTAAGAAGTATGCTCATGATGACAGTATTGATACCACTAACAAGTCAGCAGTTATTGACTGGTATTACAAAAAGAATGTCAATGGCAAGGATACTGTTCAGTACTGCAAGTTCGTTGATGATATTGTACTGTATGCCACTGAGAATGAGCCAGGAATGGAAGAAGGTATATATCAGCATCAGAAGTATCCATTCGTATTTGATGTGCTCTTCCCAGAAGCTGACATGCCAGTAGGCTTAGGTTTCATTGATATCTGTAAAAATGCCCAGGCTTCTATTGATATCTTCAATAATGCATTTGAAAAGAATCTACAGTTTGGTGCTTCTCCTCGTTACATGGTTCGTAATGATGGTGGAATCAATGAGGAAGAATTCAGCAATCCTAATCAGTTATTAATACATGTGGATGGCAACCTGGGTGAAGACGGTTATGCACCAATAAATGTACCTACAATCGTTAATGGCAATTACTTAAGTATGCTCACAAACAAGATAGATGAGATGAAGGAAACTGCTGGTAACAGAGATGTAAGCAATGGTGGTACTTCGGCTGGTGTAACAACTGCCAGTGGTTTAGCAGCACTCCAGGAAAGCTCTGGTAAGACATCTAGAGCACAGATATCAGCTTCATATGAGGCATACAAAGAGGTTGTGTACCTGGTTATTGAGCTTATCAGACAGTACTATGACATGCCTAGACAGTTCAGAATCCTGGGTGAGAGAGGTCAGCAAGAGTTCACTACATATACCAACACTGGACTGCAGCCACAGTACCAGGGAATGGATTTCGGTGTGGATATGGGATACAGACTGCCAGTATTCGACATCGAAGTTAAAGCTGAGAAGGAATCTAAGTACACAGTATTAAGCCAGAATGAATTAGCTTTACAGTTCTACAACTTAGGATTCTTCAATCCTCAGCAGTCAGACCAGGCAGTAGCTTGTATGGATATGATGGAATTTGAAGGCAAGAACAGAGTTGTTGAGAGAGTAATGCAGAATGGCATGATGTATCAGCAGATATTACAGATGCAGCAGCAGATGTTACAGATGGCACAGATGATTGACATGTTGGGAGCTGAGAGAGGTGTTGATTACCAGATGGCAAATCAGATGGCAGACATGGTTAACGAGAATCTCGATACCAATGGTGGTGCACCAAATGTATCAAATGTAAGCCTCGATACTGGTGCTGAGGCTGGATTCATGGGTAAAGCCAGAGCACAAGCTACAGACTCTACTGCTCCGAGGTAAATATATATGACAAGAATAGAGCTTGCTAAGGCAGAGGGTGAGTTTTCAATCCTCTGCCAAGGACATGCTGGTTATGCCAGTGTGGGCAATGACATAGTCTGTGCAGCAATATCAACACTGACACAGACATTAATTAAATACATGCTAGACAGAGACATCGACTGCAAGTTCAAGGTTAACAGTGGATATCTCTGGATATATGGCAAAGGATGTACTCAAGCTTATGACACAATTGTGGCTGGTTTAGAGATGATTGAGTACAGTTATCCACAGTATATAGAGATCTCAAAGGGGTGCACTATTTTTATAGATGACTCTTGTGATTAACTATAGACATAAAGGTCGTGACTTACCACAGATATAGAAAGGTTATAAAATGCCCTACAAATTTTTAATTCAGCTATTCGCTGACGAGTCCGTAAGTGGGATCGACTCCACATCAGCAGAAAATGCAAGCACCGATGGAGTAGCTACCGAAGGTGGTGCAGACCAGGTCGCAACTGGAGCAGAGACTCAGCCTACATGGGATGAGTTGATTAAAGGTCAGTACAAGAAAGAGTACAACCAGGCAGTTAAGGATGCAGTAAACAAGAGATTTAAGAATCAGAGAGATCTCCAGGGACAGATCGACAGTATTGATCCTATGGTTAGAGCACTTGCTCAGAAGTATGGAGTCAATGCAAACGAGGATGGTTCTATTCCTATTGAAGCTCTTACTAAGATGGTTCTCGATGACAACTCGATGTATGAGGAAGAAGCTTTCCAGAGAGGAATGTCAGTCCAGGATCTGAAACAGTTAAAGCAGCTTGAAGCAGAGAATAAAGCCTTAAGAAGTGCAAATCAGAGAACAGAAGAGCAGAAAGAGTGGGATGCTATAGTTTCCCAGGGTGAAGCTCTCAAACAGATCTATCCAGAATTTGATCTTGACATGGAAATGGGTAATGCCCAGTTTGGCAGACTACTTGCTACAATGCAGAGAAGTGGTTTCCCTAATCCAGTACAGACTGCATACGAAGCAGTACATCGTGAAGAGATAATGAGTGGTGCTATGCGATACGCAGTATCACAGACTGAACAGAAGATATCTAATTCTATTCAGAGTGGTATGAGAAAACCTACAGAGAATCTCTCGACAAGTCAGAGTGCTGCAACAGTACCTGGCAGTGATCCTTCTAGACTGACATTAGCACAGATTCAAGACATAAAGAAACGTGCTGAAAGAGGTGAAAGAATCTCTTTCGGCTAAGTTATTAGAAGGAGATTAACATGAAGGAATTAAAATTCAACATCCAGCTTTTTGCTGGAGTATTAAACACAAACTTAACAACAGATGATGGACACCAGGCAGCTTCATCAAGAGGTGAAGTAAATGATCTTAGTGCTACAATGAAGGTTTTCTATAAGACAACTCTTCTTGAGAATGCTAGAAACGAGCACTACTACAACCAGTTTGGTCAGAAGCAGCCACTTCCAAAGAACAATGGTAAGACAGTTGAGTGGAGAAAGTTCGATACATACGAGCCAGCTCTTACACCACTTACAGAAGGAGTTACACCAGATGGTAAGAAAGCTTCAATCCGTAAGATTGACAAGACAATTGAACAGTATGGTGATTACACAACAGTATCAGATAGACTTGAGCTTGAAGCAGTAGATCCAATCATTACTGGTGTAACAGAAGAACATGCTGCCCAGGCTGGTGATACTCTTGAAATCATTACAAGAAATGAGCTTCTTACAAATACATTCTACAGACTTCCAGAAGGTAAGTCAGAAGCTACACTTACTGCAGCAGATAAACTTACAAGCACACTTGTTAACCAGGCTGCAACAGATCTTAAGAAGAACAAAGCTCCAAAGATTAATGGTGACTATGTAGCTATCATTCATCCATCAGTAGCATTTGATCTTCGTGAATCTTCTGGTTGGCTCGAAGTACACAAGTATGCTCAGCCAGGTGAAATCTACAATGGTGAAATCGGTAAGCTTCATGGCATCAGATTTATTGAGGATACACTTGCTCCAGTAACAAAGACTGGTGCTTCTGGTGCAGCAGTATATCATACATTCGTAATGGGTAAGGATGCATATGGTATCATCGAACCATCTGCTGAATCTATGGAAGTTATCGTAAAGCAGAGAGGTTCTGCTGGTACATCTGATCCACTTGATCAGAGATCAACAGTAGGTTGGAAAGCTTCTCATGCAGCTAAGATTCTTTATCCAGAAAGACTCGTAGATATTATGACTGGTTCTTCTTTCTCAGCAGTTGATGAAGCTAACTATACAACTGGATACCAGCCTTATGTTCCATCAAGCAAATAATGATAGGAGACAAATAAGATGAGTGAAATTGCAACAAAAGCAACTAAGGAAAAAATGGTAAAAATTAAACTGCCAAGAGCACCAAAGGGTGAAGACAACTTCATGGTTGTTAGTCTCAATGGCAAGGGATACAAGATCCAGCGAGGTGTTGAGGTAGAGATACCAGAAAGCATTGCATGGATTGTTCAGAAGTCTTTAGAAGCCAGAGATGCAGCAGATGACTACATCGAATCAGTTAGTAACAATAATTAATTGAAATGTGGGGCAGCTAAAGTTTGGCTGCCTCATGTTTTTTGAGGAGAAGAGATGACAGTAGCTGGTTTAATTGAACAGTACAATACTGAGAGACCAAACCAGGTAGCAGATGAGCTTAAGGTAGGCTGGCTCAAGAGATGTGAACAGATGCTTATCAATGAGATATATTCCTCACATGAGCATGATCTTGAGGATGAGAAGAAGATGACTCTTACTGTCTCTGGTAGCACTCTTGTGATTGGCAGCTCTGGAAGCTTTGAAGAACATATAAACGGATTTGATATGGATACTGAGCTATTAGTGAAAGAACCATACGATGAGTTGTATCTTCATTACCTGGATCAGAAGGTTGCGTACAACAACAACGATATGAAGAGATACAATGCTGCTAGTGCTTTGTATAACAATGCATTGCTAGTATATCAGCAGTACTTCAATCGTACTTACAAAACAATTAAAAGACCAAGCAAATTATTCAGACATGAGGTGTTGTAAATGTATTACCCAAACGTAGAAACAAATGGTAATACCAGGTTCATGGTTGATAGTTGGCTAGGGTATAACCATAACTTAAAAATAAATAATGGTGAATTCTATGACATGGAGAACATGTCCACAGACTTATATCCACTGCTGAGTCCTAGACAGATAAGGACTAGACTGTATGATGGCATAGAGTATTTGTATGACGAGAATAATTACCCAATAATCGAAGATGGCAAGCATAAGTTCATAGAGCATGATGTGAAGGGTATCCTGGTCACAGAAGGTAATCTGACATTCTTAGAGAATCAGAAGCTCCACTATGGCTCAAGGATAATTGATGTATCAGATCTTATCGAAGAGGATGCTAAAGAGCAGCAGCTTATCAGATTTGGTGCATACATTATCATGTTCCCAGCTAATGCATATATCAATGTTCATAACACTGTTGACAGAGGATTTATGGCAGCAAGCCACAGTGTTAGTGTTGGTAAAAGGATTACATTTACAATATGTCAGTCTGATGGCAATGAATACGAGAATATTAGTGCCTCAAAAGATGCTCCTACTGGAGCTTCAACTGGAGACTACTGGATTAAGACTCTTAAAGGTGAGGAAGGTCTGTATATATGGAATGGTGATTCCTGGGATGCAGTTGCTACAAGCTATATTAAGATTAGTATTCCTGGCGAGAGTCTTACTGAGTATTTCTCAGAAGGTGATGTGGTTTTCATGAATAGCTTGCTTAAAGACATCAATAATGGTTCGCAGATAGAAGCCATTGGTGACGAGTATATAGTAGTTATGGGTATCATGGATGAGCCACAGAAGACATTTGATACATCTTCATCATGGCAGCTTACATTTGAGAGAAAGATACCAAAGCTTGACTATATATGTGCTGACAAGAACCGACTCTGGGGTTGCTACTTTGGTTATGATGTTGAGAAGAAAGCAATGATCAATGAAATCTACTGCTCTAAGTTAGGTGATTTCAAAAACTGGTATACATACCAGGGATTAGCTTCTGACTCTTATGCAGTCACAGTAGGTATTCCAGAAGTATGGACTGGATGTATTTCATACCAGGGATATCCAACATTCTTCAAAGAGAATGCTATCTACAGAATATTTGGCAGTATGCCATCTAACTTCCAGGTGAATCAGATCGATGCGAGAGGAGTGCAGAGAGGATCTGATAAGTCACTTGCTATAGTGGATGAGGTACTTGTATACAAATCATCTGTTGATGTATGTGCATTCGATGGTTCTAGACCAACAAGCATATCTGACAAGTTAGGAAGAGAGAGATACTACAGTGCCATTGGTAGTGGTTGCTTAGGCAAATACAGAGTCGAGATGGAGACAGAGCTAGGTCATAAGAGATTTTTCATATATGACTTTAAGACTGGACTATGGTCAAAAGAAGAAGCTTTAAACGTAAAGATGTTCAGTGGTACAGAGAATGGTCAGCTATTCGCAGCCACAAAGACTGACATCTATGGCTTAGGTAATCCAGACAATGTAGCTTACCTTACTCCAGCAGTCAGTGAGGAATATGTTACATGGTCAGCCGAAACTGGTGACATGGGTTATGAATTCCCAGACTATAAGTATGTATCAAGACTTACTCTCAGAGCTAAAGTACCAACACGTTCAGAGGTCAAGGTAAGCATTTCATACAACGATGGTATATGGAATGAGGTTGGCATTCTCAGAGGCAGAGAGACTACAGAAACGCAGTCTCTGGGTATCAATCCACTGAGATGTGACCACTACAGACTTAAGTTTGAAGGACATGGTAACTGTATCATTTATTCACTTGCGATTACATATGATACGGAGAGTGAAGAAGATGGATATTAGAATTGACAGACCAGTCTTGAATGGCAAGACTGCTGAGGAAAATATAGCAAAGGTCGATAAGTGGATAGCTGATACATCTGATAAGTTAAACTATCTTATCGACCAGTTAGAAAGGAATAGTAATGGCACAGACAATAAATAAGATCGACTATGCTGGTGTTGAATATGAATTTGTTGACACTGCTGCAAGGGATAAGATCTCGATTGTTTCAAGGCAGATTGAAGGATATGATAGCAAGGTTTCAGCCGAAACAAACAGAGCTATACAAGCTGAGACATTACTGGGCACTAGAATTGATGATATATCAGATATCGTTGATGTTGAGAAGCTTAGTAAGCAGCTTGCTGCTATTGAGCAAAGAATTGACAATCCTATTGTCATGACTGGTGCTACATCAGACCAGGATGGTGCAGAGGGTGTTGTACCAGCTCCAGAGATTGCTAATAAGGACATGTACCTTAAAGGTGATGGAACATGGGATAATCCACCTGGAAGAGATATACTGCCAGCAACAAGGACAGAGGATGGTCTTATGTCCAGAGCTGACAAGATTAAGCTCGATGGCATGATTGGTGTGGATGAGGATCTCCAGACATATAATGTTGAGATGAATGGCAATGTTATCAGACAGACATTCAAGGTTGGCAACACTACTAGCAAAGAAGTTGTAACAACATTCAATGATGATGGCACTATCAGTCAGAGCATTAATGGTAGCAGATTCAGAATCAGATTTACTAACAATGGTATCGTGAAAGAGGTGGATGCATGAGTGCTAGAATAATTGAATTAAGAGATAAGGATAAGCAGTACATCTACCCAGTAACCATTGCTGATGGTGTGTATATGCCTAATGGTAAGGATACTGTAGGCAGATTCATGAGAGATGCTGATGACTATGATACTCACATTGAATTTGGAAATAACAAGATTACAAAGACAATGGCGAGTGGTTCAACAGTAGTAACAGAATTTAAGGACTCACTTATAGTTGAGACTACAACATTGGATGATAAGGTTATCAAGACCAAACGTACAACATTCAATAGTGATGGCACAATTGACATCGAGGTGAATTAAATGGGATACGCAGATAGACAGTATTATGGATTATGTAAGTTGATTGTTCAGTCTAATGCACAGACAGTAAATGTTGCTGGTGGTGGTAAAAACTGGACTAAGAATACAAGTATTAACCATATAGCTGAGTTCAATATTCCAGGAACAGAGCAGTATACTATTAGCTCTGGTGGTGTCAGCAAGACTATTGAAGTTGGATATGGTGAGTACAGAAGAATTCAGATGGGAGAATAAATATGGCATACGATGATGGATTTTATTATGGTCAGAACAAGCTTGTATTTGAAGCAGTATCTGGCAATGGTAATACAGTAAGTGTTACCAATAGTGCTGGTACACTGGTTGCTACAGTAAGTCTCGTAAATGGAAGAGGATCTGCAACAGTACCAGGCAGAGATGAATATACAGTTTCATTCAATTCAAGTCCTACATTTACTACAAAGGTTCAGTGTGGATATGGTGAGTGCATCAAGGTTGTACTTGCTGATGGATATGAACCGGTGGTACAGAAGGATTTAGACGAAGTCAAGACACATCTCACTGCTGATGATGGCAAGTCTTTTCAGTTTGCTTCTGAAGATGGCAAATATGGATACAAGGTAGGTGCTGATACATTCATCCCTTTTAAGGTGGGTGGAAGTGATTGCTTTGAATTCAAAAATACACACAGTGTTAGTAAAAGAGGATTAAAAGCTAGACCAAGTATAAGAGCTATCTACTGGTGGTCATATGATTCCAGCAAGACTGGTATCACTGGAATGACTGCTATGGTAGTAAATCTTAAAAAGCCAAGTAACGTAATTGGCATTAACAAAGGTGTTGGTTCAACAGTCAAGTATACTGATCTGGGTGTACAGATATATGACGATGGTTTCTCATTTACGATACCATCTGCCCAGGTTGTAAGTTATGTATTTGTAGCAGTAGATTACGAATAATCAAACAAGAAGGTGTCCTATATTTTAGGGCATCTTTTTTGTACGATTTTTTTATGATTTGCACTATTTCAAGAAAGGAAAAAAGATGAAATACAGTTTCAATTTACAGTTATTTGCAAAGCAGAAAACTAGTACATCCACTTCATCAACTGGTGGATCTTCGACTACTGGTGGTTCGACATCTTCAACTACTGGAAGTAGCAACTCAACTACTACTGGTTCTTCTAGCTCTACTACTACTGGATCATCTCAGACAAGCAGTCATTCGACTGGTGGTTCTTCTGGATCTTCTCAGACTGTTTCTGGTGCTACTGGAAAAGTAGAAGCTCAGACACAAGCTATGAGAGATCAGATGATGGGTGGATATAACCAGGGTGACAAGGTTACTGATACCTACAACAGACTCCAGGCTACACTTGACCAGAAACCAGGATTTCAGTCTCAGTATGAAAGCAAGCTTAATGACTTGTACAACTCTATCATGAACAGAGAGAAGTTCAGCTATGACTTTAATGCTGATGCTATGTATCAGATGTATAAGGATCAGTATGCTAAGTCTGGAAAGACTGCGATGCAAGATACTATAGCTCAAGCTAATGCAATGAATGGTGGATATGGTTCTTCATATTCTCAGACTGCTGGTCAGCAGACATATCAGAATTATCTGCAGCAGCTCAACAACATGATACCTACACTTAGAGACCAGGCTTATCAGCAGTACAAGGATGAAGACTCTAGACTTATGCAGCAGTACAACCTTACTAACGATGCCTACAACAGAGAGTATGGCCAGTACAGAGACCAGGTATCAGACTGGCAAGCTGACAGAGGATTCAATCAGAGTGCATACCAGGATGAGAGAAACTTTGATTACTCTCAGTTCACTAATGACAGAAACTTCTGGAATCAAGAGTATTGGGCAGAGAAGAATGCTCAGCAGACTTCTAACAGTACTAACAAGTCAACTAATTGGTCAGACTCTAAATCCAATACTACTAGCAATTCTAAGACCGATACAACATCTCAGTCTAATACTAGTACAAGCAGTAGCTCAAATACTAACTCAACTAACTGGCAAGATGGTAAGACATGGAACAATAGCAATTCTACTAGTACATACAATGGTACTGGCACTAGTGGTTCAAGCAGTTACAACAGTTTGTATGATGATAAAACCAATACTGGATATCAGCCTTACGATAGGTCAAGTGGATGGTATGACACAGTAACAAACAACATGGCATTGAGTGTTGGCAAGGATACAAAGATTGATCCTACAGAAGCTTCTAAGTATTCAAGTGCTGGAGCTAATGAAGGTGGTCATAGTGTAATTGTTGATAGAAATTCAGCACCATTCAATATCAACAGAAATGGAAATCTTACTAAGATGTCAGACAAGGATGTTATTGAAATGGCTCAGTTACTCAAGCAAGATATCGCAAGTGATCCAGATAATCAGAGAGCTATCATCCAGGATTATCAGAAAGGCTTAGGACTTACTGATGCTGAGATGGAGTGGGTGCTTGAGTTTGGCAGAAACAATCTTAACAAAAACAAGAAGATTGACTGGCAGAGTAATAACTATGTAGCACCTTGGGAAACTTATAGATAGGAGATAATATGGCTTTATCAAATTGGCAAAGATTCAAGGCTGACAGAGGTATAAACACTGGCATCCAGGAATCAGAAGAAGAGAGACAGTATAAGAGAGATCTAGCAAGGCAAAGATACGAGGAGTATGGAAGAGATGTCATGCTGAATAACAGAAGCAATGGCATACTGAATCAGACACCAGAAGTAACACCAGAAGTAGAAGATAACGCAGCATATAGAAACTATATGAGATCTCAAGAGTTATCACCTACTCAAGTAATGGGAGTTGTGGAAGGAACTAACACACCTCTTTCGTTGAAAGCTGCTGAGGAAAGACTTGGAAACATTGATCCTAAATACAGAGGTTTGTTCTATGCTGCAGCATCAAAAGATGATGGTGGTCTCAAAGGTCTAGCAAACAAAACTAGATTAATGGAACAGACTGGTATGGATGAGGATAGTGTTGCGAGATTATACGAAGATACTCAGAAAATGCAAGAGTGGGGACAGTCGGTCAAAGACGGAACATCACGTAAGAAACTGAGTCCAGACCAGGCACTGGTATATGCTAAGATTCAGCATGATAATTTACCAGACGATGTCAAAGCAGTAATGGAAGATTACAGAGAAAAATATTCTAAAGAGCTTCAAACTAGAGGAAGACTAGGAAATACTCTGGGTGCTTTAATGCGAAACAATTCAGACATAGATGCTTTTACATTAATGACAAAGTATGGAATACCAGAAGACAAAGTCAACGAGTATATTGAGTACGAGCAGTGGATTGCAGAAGATGAAGCTCAGAAAGAAAGAGATGCTAAGGTTCAGATTAACGAGAATGACAATAAAGTACAGAAAGCAGCAAAGTATGTTGATAATTCTGTAAAAGCCATGACAGATCCAGTCCTTGGTGGTTTCAATGCAGTTGCTGGAAGATTTGACGCAAGAAACAGTGTGCTTGGTTATAATCCTAATTCATATTATAGTGCTGGATTGAATGAAGCTAGTGCTGCTCAGAATGCAGTTGGCAGTAATATCAACAGTAAGTTAGGAAGATGGGCATATGATACTGCTATTGGTATTGGAAGAACTGCTGCAACAATTGGTACTGGTGCATTAACTGGTGGTGGAGAGTTATTTACTCTTGCGTCAATGTCATCTGGTTCTTATGCAGATACATACAAAGATGCAAGAGAAAGAGGTCTTAGTGTTGAAGACGCAGATAAGCTTGGTGTTACTGCAGCAGCAGTTGAAACATTAACTGAGAAAATATCTCTTGACCATGCTTATGATATTTTCAAAGCAAATAAAATTGGTGGTGTGAATTTCCTTATTGATTCAGCAGCTCAAAGTGGAATAGAAATGAGCGAAGAAATAGCATCAGAAATCCTCAATGAATTTGCTGAGTCACAAATAATTGACGGAACTGGATTATCTCAGCGAGACATGGTAATCAGAGAAGCAATGGCAAATGGTGCTTCAAGAGAAGAAGCTGAGAAAGCAGCAACAAAGGATTTTGCTAAGAGAATAGTGGAAGCTGGAATAGGTGGTGCAATCTCTGGTCTTGCAATAGGTGCTGGTTCACATCACATAAGTAGTGTTATGGCTAACGAATCTAGAAAAGCCAGAGCATCAATGTATGAGCAGCAAGCAGCAGAAAATGAAGGTAAGACTAGAAGTGATCAGATTGCAAAGGAACAAGCTGAAAAATATGCTAAGAATCCAGTAAGAGCACAAGTAGATATGATGCATGACTCGTCTGAGATAGGTAGACAGAGAAAAGCCAAAGCAATGGAACTTGCAGAAACTTACGAGAAGAATGGAAAACTTAGTGCGAAAGAAAACTATGAGTTACAGAATCTCTTAGCAGAGGATGAAGAAGCAAATTATCCTGGATATCACAACAACTCAAATGTAACAAATGGCATTAATGAGGATGAATTCCGTACTGGTGTTGTAGAAGCTATTAACAATGGTGATGCCGATGCTTTGAATGATTTGTATGACAAAGCTAGTGGTTCTTCTTCTGAGTATTTGAGAGAAAATCTTGACTCAATTATGGATGAGTACAAAGGTAAGGCAGAGAATGCTGGCATTAGTGCAGAAGAATTTGAAGCAGCTAAGGTTACTACTCAAGATGCATACAATGCTGGATACTCAAATACTGAGATAGGAAAGCTTAATGCAAGGCAAGAGGAAGCTCGTAACGAGGGTATCAAGGCTAGAATTGAAGAAAGAGCTAACGAGGTCAATGCTAAAGCTGAGACATATGATGAGAACACTGCTAAAGTATTCAAATCTAATTTGAATGATACTTTAAGTGTTGAACAGAATCAGAATGCATTTGATCTGATCATGAATAAAGCTCAGACTGGATTAAGCCTTGAAAGCATTATGAAAGATCCTTCTGCGATAGCATTGGGTGAGGAAAGAGTTAAGAACATTCGCAATTATGGAATGACTCAGTATAACAATGCACTCAACAATGAAAGAGCTAAGATTCTTGCAGAACAGAAATACATCGAAAAAGGCACTGGTAAGTTTGAGGATGCAAGAACAACATTCAATGATGATGTTGATACTAACTTATTCTCAACAATGGCTAAGGCATTTTCGCTTAACTTCAAGCTTACAGATCCGACTACTAGTGGCACAAGAGCTTCATTTAATCCAGGAACATCTACTATTACTGTAAGTGCAGACAATGTTGGTCAGATATTCCATGAGCTTACTGGTGAGTTCACAGAGTTCTATAATTCAGAAGGTTATGAGAAGTTAAGAAAAGCAGTTCTTGAATTCACAAAGGATGATGTTGGAGAAAGAGCATTTTCATTGATGCTTGACTCATATCATGATAGTTATCTTTCTGATAAGCAGACTAAATATGATAGCTCTACAGAATTTGCAAATGATATGATAGCTGCTATTATGCAGAGACCAGAAAGCCAGAAGAAGTTTGCTGAATATCTTGCACATAAGTATGGAGCTACAGAAGCTAGGACTCTTGGTCAGAAGATTCGTGATATCTTCAAGAGTATGCTTGATGCACTTAAGTCAATAATCAACAACAGTGGTATGAATGATTATCAGAAGAGAATCTATCGTTCTAAGATGGAAGAAGCTGATAGACTTGCAAATCAGATTATCCTGGCTTTTGACGAAGCATTAAACAACTATGAGAATCTGACTGCAGAAAACACTGAGGTTAAAGCAGAAGCGAAAGCTGAGACAGAGGCTGAGGTTAAGGCAGAAGCTGAGGCGAAAACAGAAGTTCCTGGCAAACTTGATCCAAAGACATTTGAGCTTGATAAGAGTCAGAGCATTACAGATTCTGATGAGGATTTCTATGAGAGAATGGCAGCAATGGTTGCTGAGGCTACTGGAGCTGAATATGACACAGTACTTAAGGGTTATAAAGACTACGTGAATAATCCTGGTGATGGTATGAGATTCTCAATAAAGACATATGATGATGGTGGAAGAATTGCACTTGAGGTATATGTCAATGACCAGGTTAAGAGTGGAAACTTAACACAGACAGAAGCTGATGACATCCTTGATCGAATGGACTGGGGATACAAATTAGCAAAGGATCTCATGAATAAAAAGGAATTGGTAAGTTTCGGAAACTGGAGTCAGACTGGATTAAGTGTAGCACCAGATGGTACACCTTACCTTACTATGTATAACAGTGATGGTAGACCAATCAAATCTGTTGTGGTTAATAATGGTGAGTATCCTCTGAATATTGACTTTACCCAGGTATGTAAGAAGAGAGTTGCACTTAACAATGTTCTTAATAAACTTGTTGCAGACGCAGACTTGAACATCAATGTACTTACTGAAAGTGATATCAATGATATAAACAGTCTTATTAAGGAACATGGATTTGAGATAGCTTGTGGTCTTTGCTTTGTAGATTCAAAGAGATACAGAGTCGGTGAATGGGCGAATTCATTTGCTGAAGGTAAGTTGGATAAGAATGGCAGAAAGACGCAACGTGGATGGAATGACATTATTAAGTCAATTCTTCCAAAGGGAGTAAATGCTGATTACTTTAACTTCTCGTCAAATAATGAAGCTCCATTGGGAACACTGTTATCGGAACTTAGTGATGATCAGATCAATTGGTCAAAGATAGACGCAGCACTTAAACCATACTTAAAAGAAGATGGTAGTCTGGGAGCTAAGAAGACTGCTTCTGGAAAGACATCAAATCCTACTGAAAGAATCAGAATGATGTACCTTATCAGAAACAATCCTAATGTAAGACATTTCCTGGATAAGAATGATTTGATAGCTTCTGAAGGTTTGGATGCAATGCGTGAGCAGAATTATGACTTGTACAAACTTGTCAATGCTCATTGGGGAGCTGGTAAGCCTAAACTACCACATGGATACACTGCTTATGGTAATGACATTCTCAGATCTGGAAAATCAGAAGCACTTGGCTATGAAGGTTGGGGAAATAAGAATGATTTCAATCCAAAGAATTCGTGGAAAGTTGGTGGTGTAAGAGTACAGTCATTCTCAGACTTTGTTGCAAATATGTTCTTTGATTACATGCAGATGTTTGCTGATATGTCAGCTAGAAAATTACCATCTCATGCATACACTAAAGAAGTTGACTATGTAAAAATGTTTGGTCTTACTGGACAGAAGATAAACATGTCACTTGTTCCTAGAGCAGCAATGCTTACACCAGAGCAGCAAGCAAGATATGAGAAGCTTGGCAAACGAGGTGTAAAGGCAATACTCAACGATCCAGAATTCCAGGCATTAGCAGATCATGCTGGATTAGATGAAAAAGGCAACTATATTTGGGAAGATGAAACATTCCCATTTAAGGAAGCTATGAAGCTCAGAAGCCAGGAAGGATACAAGGATAATTGTGGAACAATTGCAGTTGGTGTTTCAGATGCTCATATCAGAAAGCTTCTTGCAGATCCTAACATCGATATGGTTATTCCTTATCATTCATCTGGTGTTTCTCAGTTGATTAAAAAGGCTAGAAACATTGCACTCTATACCGATTATCAGAGTGTACAGAATACTCGCAATGAGAAGGGTGATGCCATGAAGAATGATGGATTCGATTGGTATGGTCAGCTCAAGAGTGAGAATAATCCAGATGGTCTTGAAGCTAAAGAGGTTGCAGCTAACTACTTGAAGTATTGCGAAGAAAAAGGTTATACACCTAAGTTTGATGCATTCAAGGATGATCCTAACTACTACAAGCTTCTTACTGATTTCAGAATGTATGATGAGAATGGGAACTTCCAGCAGCAGAATGCAGTCAGAGCAAACTATCCAAAGAATCTCAAGAGCATAGCACTTAAAGCTTTACAAGCTCAGCAGCTTACAGAAGATAAGATGGATATAGAATTATCTGATGAGCAGAACAGTCTCTATACTGCAGTTAAGGAAAGACTTGCTGAGAAGGGCACACTTACTGTTCCAGAGGTTAGACAGTCTAGAGTAGTGGATACTTCTAATATTAAGGCTGAAAATGTTGAAGAAGCATTAGAAACCAGTGATGTTGAAGTAAGATATTCTCGTAGAGTTGAAGCACCACCTAAAAATACTATAAAGGCTTATAAGGTATTTGTTGCTTTTGAAAAAGATCCAGGACATTTATATCCACCTGTGGTAGCTTCTCCAGGTGGAGCAGCAACACCAGTTGGTGTTTGGATAAATGCAGATACTGGTGAAATTGCCAGAAATAAAGATGGCAGCATAGTGGTAAATACCAAGGGAAGGATGCAAGTTAAGCAAGGTGGTAAGGACACTAATAAGTCTGGTGGTGGAAGCCTTGCGTGGAGACCAGGCTGGCATTTGGGTGAAGTACCAGATGCAAAACAGTTCGCTGGTAAGAATGACAATATGCTTCCTGGTCATTTCGTTTATGCTGAATGTGAGATAGCTGCTGACAATGATTATCAGCTTGAAGCTATGGAATATGGTGTGAATGAAAAAGGAAACTTTGTAAGAAGCCAGGCTGGTTTACCTTATATACCAGCAGATGGATATTACAAGTACAGAACCAATCCAGATCCTAACACAGTTCCTTGGTTTATTACTGGTGCTATGAAGGTTACAAGAATTCTTGATGATAATGATGTTAGAAGAATTTGTGCAGAACATGGAGTAGTTCCTCTTGAAAGAAGAGGTGGAGATATTGATCTTTCTAAATTTGGATTAAAGGCTGGAGAAGTGACTCCTACCGAAGATCTTAGTGATCTTCCAGAACATGTTGATTATTCTGACGAAATAAAGAAACTTCCAGGATATGTAAGAAGAGCACTTAACTTCGATGATCCTAAAGTTGTTTCTGAATTTGGAATAAATAAGCTCGACATAGAGAAGTATAAAGAAGGATATTCTGCTCCTCAAGTAAGAGAATCTAGAACAATTTACATGGCTGAATCTGATTTGAATGATTATGCTAGTGCTGGAGGAAGAAAAAAACAGTCTAAATTTAGGCTATTAAAAGAGGGTAAACTTGAATATATATCCAGCAGAGAAGAATTAAACAATTTTGTTACCGATAGTATAGAGGGTAATATTTTGGGTAAAAAAACAATTCCTTACGCAAAAGTTACCGATGAGTTCAATGACGAATTAGTTAATTATTCTGGTGGAAAATTTAATGCTAAAGGAATGTTTTGGGCATTATCTTCTGACGATGTAAGACACTCCTATAACAAACACAAAAATCCAGTGCTACCTATAAACTTATCAATGAGTATACCACAGATGGTAGATGCTTTTGACAGAATTAACGAGAGCGTTGTAGTTGATGATGATTTGAGGAATGGCAGAAGATCATACACTACTGCATTGCCAAGTGATGATGGTGTTATGATTTTTATAGATGTGCATAGCATGGGTTATGGTACATTGACATTTAAAACTGCCTACAGATTAAAAGCTGATGCTTTTAAAACAAAATATAAGAACATTCCTGGTATCGTAGCGATACTCTCAAAAGTATCGGTAGATTTGAAAAATCCTACGTATCCAACAAATGTTCTTAATAGAAGTGTAACAGTTGGAGAAGAATATGTCAATGATAGTCCAGACATCAGATTCTCAAAAGAAGTTGATACAGATGGTGTACCACTGAATGAGAACAAACAGAGATTCTTTGCTAAGTCTCAGATGCGTGATGACAGTGGAAAACTCAAGGTAATGTATCATGGTGCTAGAAGTGCTGGATTTACTGTATTTAATTCAGAATATTCTGACGATGGCACAAGCTTATTCTTCACAGATGAACCTATTGTTGCAAAATCCTACTCTGGAACACATGATTTATTTGAGCCAGATAAGCCAATGACATATAAAGAACTTGAGACGTTCATGAGTAATCTTGGTGGCGAGTATTATCTCCAAAAAGATGGAGATCAGGTCAATGTGTTAGAGGTTGGTTTTGTAGGCGAAGATGACGAGGTTTTGTACACTGGAGACTTAAAGGGTGCTCAAGATTTCATCTTAGGTAAATTAGATGATATTGGTGGAGATATTGATTTGAATTACAAGGTATATCTCAACATCGAGAATCCTTTCGTCATGGATGCAGAAGGTGCTTCATGGGATGAATTACCAGGTGAATATAAGACCACTAGAGAATTATCAGCATGGGCAAAAGAAGAAGGTTATGATGGTGTAATTATTAAGAATGTGTATGACAATGGTTTATATGCCTCTCGTTCTGAATATGTTGCATCTACTGTAGCAGTTGCATTTGATGGCAATCAAGTAAAGTCTGTATACAATAATAATCCTACAGACAATCCAGACATAAGATACTCAAATGATATCGATGATGTACTTAAGGATATCCTGGAAGAAGAGAATCCAACAGTCAATGAATCAATACTTGACCAGGGACTCAAAGCACTCAAGGGTAAGACAATTGACCAGAAGATTGTAAGAGGAATAGCTTCTGAGATAAGAGCTGAGCATAAAAGCAGTATCAACATGGATGAACTTTCAGATATGCTTTCAAGAGCTTTTGCATACATTCATAATCAAGGAAATGTAAAATTCAATGATGTACTTTCAATATTTGAAGAAGTAGCTAAGCCTATAATGGACAATGCTAATGAGAAGATCGGTGTTGAAGAGTATAAGGAATTTACAGATTTCTTCAAGGATAAGAAGATAAAGCTCAGTGATACTCAGATGGCAGAGGTTAAGTCTAAGTATGGTTCTTATCCAAACTTCCAGAGAGCTATGTATCCATTACAGTTTTCTACTAATGGTACTTATTCTCTTGATAGTATGTGGAGCACACTTGTTGGTAAATATTCTGAAATACTTGACTATGTCAGTGAAGGTGAAATGCCACTTGCATTGAATGACGCACTCAATTCTGTTAAGCCTCAGATGTACAATACATTTGGTGCAGACAGTGAAGAAGCTGGCAAAGACATTGCAATGGAGATTGTTCAGAAGTATTTCGAAGCACAGTCTGATGCTAGAGTCAAGAAAGCAGCAGAAAATCTTAAAGCAGCAGAGAAGCAAT